AGTCCGTCATATGGATTATGGGGTTGTGCTTAGTGCCTTCTTCTGGAGACGATTTAAAAACAAAGAAGATATAACATTCTTTGATCCAAACGAAGTACCTGACCTGTACGAAGCTTTTTATAAAAATACTGCTCTGTTTGAAGAGCTGTATGTAAAATACGAAAAGCAGAAAGGTCTACGTAAAAAGACTATGAGTGCTGAAGAAGTATTCAAGTCAGGAATCTTGAAGGAACGTACAGACACTGGTCGCATCTATCTAGTGTTTATTGACAATGTCATGAACCAGGGTCCGTTTGATCCAGAGTATCATACTATCTATCAAAGCAACCTATGTTGTGAAATCCTATTACCTACAAAATCTTTCAAACGTCTAGATGATGCTGAAGGTCGCATAGCGTTATGTACATTAGGAAGTATCAACTGGGGAGCATTCCGTAATCCAGAAGACATGCGCCGTGCCTGTCGTGTTTTACAACGTAGCCTGTGTAATATTCTTGATTATCAAGACTTCTTGTCAATACAGAGTAAACTAAGCAATGATGAAATACAACCATTAGGCATTGGAGTTACTAATCTTGCCTACTGGCATGCTAAACGTGGACTCAAGTACGGAGAGAAAGATGCACTACAAGATGTAAAAACTTGGATGGAGCATCAAGCATTCTACTTGACAGAAGCCACAGTAGAATTGGCCAAAGAAAGAGGTGCTTGTCAGCATAGCTCACAAACCCGATACGGCCAAGGCATTTTCCCCTGGGAAACAAGAGCCAAAGGCTCAAACGATCTTGCTGACTTTGCACCTGAATTAGATTGGGAAACACTACGTGGTAATATGAAGCAGTATGGTGTACGTAATGCTACACTAATGGCCATTGCGCCAGTTGAAAGCTCAAGTGTTGTTATAAACAGTACCAACGGCATAGAAATGCCTATGAGTTTAATTAGTGTTAAAGAATCAAAAGCGGGTTCGTTTGTACAGGTTGTTCCCGAGTATCATAAACTCAAGAGCAAATATCAAATGATGTGGGATCAGAAGGACTGTGATGGATATTTAAAAACTGCCGCAGTTCTAGCTGTGTATGTTGATCAAAGTATTAGTACTAACACATTTTATAATCCTGCACACTTTGCAGACCGTAAGGTGCCAACTACATTGATTGCTAAGAACTTGATGCAGGCACACTATTGGGGATTGAAAACTTTCTACTACAGTTTGATTAACAAGGCAGGTAGTAAGGCCAAAGAAGAACTTGTACAAAGTGTTGCACAGACCTATGTTGAAGTTGACTTTGAAGAAGATTGCGAGGCATGTAAGTTATAATGTTGGAAACTATCTGCGAAGTCTTAGAAGACGCTTATAAACGTAATTGGATTACCAGTCGTGATGGTAATGTAAGCATACGACATCACGACCGTGATCACTTTTATATTACACCAAGCGGTGTGCGTAAGCAAACACTACAACCTGATCAATTTAAAAAAATTAAGATTAATAAATGGATCAACAGCGGTAATGGGACTGGAGTATTTGGTTATGGTTGGGAAGAACTAGAATATACTGACATTAGCTCAAACTTAACACCTAGCGGAGAAATTCCTTTACACTTTGGCCTACAAAAAGAAATGGGACAGCATCACGGTGAGGTTCGTGTAATAGTACATGTCCATCCTACTTACTGTATTGCCGCAATGCATGCCGGCATAGACCTCAGTACTATTAGCGATGCGTTTCCAGAACTTAATCGCTACACAAAGGTAGCACCCAATGTAGGAGATGTAAAACCAATTAGTCAGGAGCTTGCTGATCAGTGTCACTATAGACTAGAGTTAGATGACCGCGGAAACATTGCTTATGACATTGTAGGAATCAAGGGACATGGGGTAGTTGCAATTGATACAAGCCCGTGGCGTGCCTATGAGCACATAGAAAGATTAGAACACATCTGCAAGATAGTACTTGCATCAGGAAAATATTAAATGAGCAAACAACAATATAACTTAAACACAAAGACAGACTATCTAAATCGCAAGATGTTTTTGGACCCAGCAGGCCCAGTTACCATTCAACGCTTTGAAGAAGTAAAATACAAAAAGATTGCAGACTTTGAAGCTACTGCACGTGGTTTCTTTTGGCAACCAGAAGAGATTAGTTTGACTAAAGATTCAAATGACTTTAAAGATGCTAGTGATGCTGTCAAGCATATCTTCACTAGTAACTTGCTACGTCAAACAGCACTTGACAGTTTACAAGGTCGTGGACCAAGTCAGATCTTTATGCCTGTGATCAGCTTACCAGAATTAGAAGCACTAGTTTATAATTGGACATTCTTTGAAACTAACATTCACTCAAAGAGCTACAGTCATATCATTCGTAACATCTACAATGTGCCAAAGGATGTGTTCAACACAATCCATGATACTAAAGAAATTGTAGACATGGCGTCAAGTGTTGGAGAACACTATGAAAAGCTACATCGAATTAACTGCATGAAAGAAATGGACGGATCAGTCAATGAGAAAGAACATATCAAAGCCATATACATGGCCCTTCATGCAAGTTATGCACTAGAGGCATTCCGCTTTATGGTATCATTCGCTACAAGCCTTGCTATGGTAGAAAATAAAATCTTCATAGGTAATGGAAACATCATCAGCTTGATCCTACAAGATGAGTTACTACACAAAGGTTGGACTGCTTATTTGATTAATCAAGTGGTCAAAGAAGATCCACGTTTTGCACAAGCCAAGACTGAATGTGAAGCTGAAGTCTATGCACTATATATGGATGTAATTCGTGAAGAAAAAGAATGGGCAAATTATCTGTTTAAGAAAGGACCAGTTATTGGTCTTAACGCTAATATTCTTCGAGACTTTATGGACTACACCGCAGTAGGTGCCTTAAAAGAAATTGGTATCAAGTATACTAGTCCTGCGCCAAAGTCAACTCCAATTCCTTGGTTCAACAAGCACGTTGACACAAGCAAGAAACAAACTGCCTTACAAGAAAGTGAATCAACAAACTATGTTATTGGTGTAATGAGTGAAGCATTAGACTATGACGCTTTACCATCATTATAAGAGAGAAATATGATTACAGTATATTCAAAAAATAACTGTCCGTTTTGCGACAGAGCAAAAGCACTATTAGAAAGCAAAGGTGTTCCATTTAAAGTGATTAAGATGGAAGACGAGCCCGATGCACGTGAGTTCCTTGTGGACCAGGGATTAAGATCAGTACCACAGATTTTTAAAGATGGCATTTTGTTGCCAGGTGGCTATCAGGGACTAGCAGACAGAGACGAAGAATTTTTTACAACACTAAAAGGTTAATATGATTATAGATAAAGGCGTGATGACGGGCGAAGTGGTTACATTTAAACTAACTAGCGGAGAAGAACTAGTAGCAAAACTAGTAGATGACGGTCCTATGCACTATAGACTAAGTCGTCCAATGGTTATTGCTATGGGTCCAAACGGTCCAGGCCTAATGCCCTACTTGTTTACAGTCAATCCTGACAAAGAAGTCAAACTAGCTAAAAATACAGTTACAGTTGCAGAAGCCACTGATCAAACGTTTGCCAAGCAATTCTTAGAACAAACTTCAGGCATAAAACTAGTATAAATATTGGAATATGGGGAGTAAGAAATGACAACTATTGTAACTCAAGGTGGACCGGGTACTTGGACTATTACAGACGATACGTCTGCGGCCATTACGGCACAGACTTTAGCGTTAAGCGCCGCCCTCGATTCTATTATTATACAAATTGGTGCTCCGGAAGTACCGGGTACAATGATTGGAGTTATGAGTGGAACACAAGGCACATTGTCAATTATGACAAATAAATTACAACAAATTGACGATAAATTAAAAAACTTAACCTTACAGATTACTACCCTAAATGGAAAGTTGGAGCAAAATAAAACAGGATTAGCTGAGTTATCAAGTCACATGAGTCAACAAGCTGTTATACAAAAGATGGCATTTTTAGATCAAACTAAACACAATGAATTTCAACAACAGACTACTAATGCCAGTTTAAAAGACGCAGGCAAACCGCCTACAGTTGTAACCCCAACAGCGTTTGTTACAAAAGTACAAACAACACTGCAAGAATTGACAATAATAAATGCACAAACAACCATAGTAAGTACAATTACAGATTACTCTACATCAATGGTTACTACGGCATATACTAAATCACTTGATTGGGCGGCTAAAACTGAAATCGGTCAGTGGATTACAACTACATACGGCGAAATAAAACTAAAAGTTACAGCATTGTTTTCCGTTGAAAAAGCAAAAGAGGTTCTTGACGATAGTAAACAAGCTCTTAACGACATTAAGGGCGGCAATTCTCCTACCCTAGGTCCGTAATTTATGCCAAGTGTAGCTAGACAAGACGTTGATGTCGCCGGCAATCAAAAATTAGTTGAAGGCGCACAGTCGGTACTGGTCAACGATCATCCTATGGTATTGATCGGTTCAGCTAATGCTACCGGAGCAACAGTTGTACGAGGCTCAACTGTAATTGAAGCAGAGTATCGACAAATTGCTCGAGTGGGCGATGCTATGTCAGATGGTAGCAATATAACCACTGGCAGTCTAAATGTATTTGCCTATAGCGGTGACTACTCACATGAAGCAGTAAAACGTACACTGACAATTCCAGAAGTCCGCGGACTTGCTGTCAGTACACAATCTGCAAAAGCTGACCGCAATACATCTATAGTAGGACTTTCAAATAAAGGTGATGTACCAGTA